CTTTATTACTAACCTGAAGTTTGAGCACATTAAAAGTAAGAAGTTACAGGATCACTTAGACGCTTTGCAGAGTCGGTGCCACTACTTGGACCTGACACTGGATACAATGCGGGACAAGCTCTTGCGGATTAAGCAAATTGCTCGTAAGGGTGAACTGTTCCAGGGTTACAAGTTCAGCAAAAAAGACGAGAAGGAAATCCTCGACTTCATGTATAAAAACAAAAATAAATTCCGAGAAGTAAGCTTGCGGATGGCACTAAAGATCGGCGACCTTAAGAGGATTTCGAAGAAGTGGAAGGCGCTTGCCGAGAACACTTGCATGAAACGTAATTAATGATAACTTTAGGAAAGGATAAAAGTTATGGCTAATAAAACAAGGAAGATCTTCCTTAAACAGTTGAGCGTACCCTGCGAAGGAGAGTACGAGGTTGTTAAGACTGTTGACGCCGGCACTGAGTTTGCTATTGGTAGCACACTTGACGCCAAAAAGGTTGACACTCTTGCTTTTGGCAGTCGTTACTCAGTAACGATCTCCTAAGGAACAACTGACCTTCGATTTTGCTCCTCCTCTCCCTCCAATCGCAGGTCAGTTAGGCGGTGGATTTAGAAATAGATCCACCGCCGATTTCTATGCTATAATATAGTTATGTTACTTTACACAATAGGTGATAGCTTTACATACGGCGCTGAGCTAGACGATCATGAAAAACAGGCTTGGCCCAGGCTTGTTGCTGATCGCTTGGGATACGAATTAGTTAATTTAGCTAAACCGGGTGCTAGCAATGATTATATTATACGAACTACTGTTGAATTTTTGGAAACATGTACCCCCGACATTGCTATAATTGTTTGGACTACACCACACAGATTAGAAATTAACGAAACACAATGCACCCCCAACTCACACCCGAGTGTGTTTAAAACTTGGGATGACTGTTGGGCTGAAAACAAGTTTCAAACACAAGTAAAATTGCTAGATAAGTATCTTACAATGCCTCATTATTTTGCTGTTGGGTGGGAAGATCCTCTGGATATACCCTGTTACATAGGTAGGTTAGTTGAGTGGGCATACGGCGCCCCACGTGGGCTTAATGGTCACCCTCTTGAAGAAGGACATAAGCTAATAGCGGAAAAAATATATGAAATCTTGCGTATTACACGTTAAAGACGAAGTTAACGTTAAAATAAAAGGCCTAGATTTAGATACGAGGCGTAAGCTCAGTAATAAGTTTAAGTTTGAAATTCCTGGCGCTCGTTTTATGCCATCTGTGCGACTGGGGCGTTGGGATGGCAAAATAGCATTTTTCCATCTAGGCGGCGCCACTCATATTAATTTGCTTCCAGAAATATTGCCTATACTACAAAGTGACGGTTACGATATAACTCTTAATGATACACGCGATTACCAAGTAGATTATAACTTAACTTCTGTAGATCAAGACAGTTATAGTAACAAAGTATGGCCTGCAAAACACCCAACAGCGGGCGAACCTATAATACTTCGCGATTATCAAGTTGATGTTATTAACAACTTCATTGAAAATTCACAATGTTTGCAGGAAGTAGCGACCGGGTCGGGGAAAACTCTGGTAACCGCGGTTTTGAGTCACAAATGCGAAGAGCACGGTCGTACAATTGTTATTGTGCCCAATAAAAGCCTTGTAACACAAACAGAGGACGATTACATTAACTTAGGTCTAGATGTGGGTGTATTTTATGGTGATCGTAAAGAATTTGGTTGCAAGCATACTATTTGCACATGGCAAAGCTTGAACATACTGCTTAAAAACACTAAGAGCCAGCAAGCGCCGATCACCATACAAGAATTTATAGAAGATGTTGTATGTGTAATAGTTGACGAGGTCCACCAAGCGAAAGCAGAGGCATTAAAATCGTTATTAACAGGTGTAATGAGCCGCATACCTATACGTTGGGGGTTAACAGGTACAATACCCAAGGAAGATTTTGAAAGTACAAGTTTGTTGTGTAGCCTTGGCCCCGTTGTTAATCGGGTGCTAGCAAAAGAGTTACAAGACAAAGGAGTTCTTGCAAACTGTGAGGTAAAAGTGCTACAATTAATAGACTTAGTTGAATATAACAATTATCAAAGCGAGCTTAAATATTTGTTACTGCAAGAAGACAGACTCGACTACGTCGCAGGATTAATTAATCAAATTAAAAATAGTGGTAACACATTAGTACTAGTAAATAGAATTAATGCAGGAAAAGAATTACAAAAGCGAATTTCGGGCTCCGTTTTTATCTCGGGTGTCACAAAGACACAAGAGCGTCGGGATCATTATGATGAGGTGGCTACTAGCGCCAATAAAGTTATTATTGCGACTTATGGCGTTGCTAGTGTTGGTATTAATATTCCCCGTATATTTAATCTTGTACTATTGGAACCGGGGAAAAGTTTCGTCAGAGTTATCCAAAGCATTGGAAGAGGAATTCGAAAAGCCGAGGATAAAGACTTCGTGCAGATCTGGGATGTCACCTCTACGTGCAGGTTTGCGAAGCGACATCTTACGAAAAGGAAAAAATTTTACGGCGAGGCGGCGTACCCGTTTACTGTCGAAAAGGTAGATTGGAAATAAATGCGAATACTTACACTTGAAAACACAGCATTTGAAATGAATGAGATTCCGGATGAGGTAGATGATTTACGGTTTTCTGTATTAGATAATAGTGATCCAAGTAACCCGGACTATTTTTTTATACCATTAATTTTCTTAGAAAGTTTTAATAGCCCCGCATTAGTTTTAGATATTGCTGGTTATATAATTCGGTTACCGGTTGATTGGAAAATATTAACAGGTGAAGAAGAAATAGGCGATTTAGAAATGATTGACGTAAGTAGTCTTAATGAAAGAGGATTTAAAGCGTTTAGTTTTAACTCTATTAGTAGTTATCTGCCAGAATATTTGCCAATTAGTATTATTGACCTTTATAGCGATGTTAAATGGTTTTTTCCAAAGCTTAAACAAGGCCAAATTTTAGCTATCCCGCTTGAACTAGGAGAAAAGCCAAAAGTTGTGTACTGTGCGAAAGAAATTAATAAGCAGAACGAAGTCGTAGATATTACTAAAGCATGGTAAAATTTATAGATGTATTAGGAGAAGTGTTAAAATGAAAACAAGCAAACGATATTTACGACTGATGTTCGAGCCAGCCCCGGATGTTAATGTCAATCATGATGATATGATGAAACATTATTTTACAAATTACTTGGACGGGTTTAATGTTGAATGGACCGGAAGTATAGCATTTAATAATGGAAGAAAAAAATACGAACAGCGGTTTGAACCCCTTTATCAAATGCATATTTGGAACAGTACTAAGGCAACAAGAGAATATCTCCTGGAATATCTTGACAGAAATTCTCTAATAGGGTATTATGTTCATATAAATGAAAAAATACCAGGCAAAGGAAACGAAGTTATTGTCCGATAAACTTTCACTTAATATAATACTTGGTGCTCTTGACAACAAGGACATGGGTTTTTATGACAAGATTACACCTGCTCAACAAAAACAATTAAGTCCATTTTTATTAAACAGATACATGAGTATAGTAAAAGGTAGCGAGGATTTAGCCTCTTACTATCTGTTAGCAACAAATCAAAATGTTAATATTATGTACTTTGACTTAGCTAAACACCCAAAATTAATATGGCAATTGTTGTGTACAGCAAGCCCGGGTATGGGCAAGCATTTTCACCAATGGGTTGGTTTCAAGAAAAAAGATGCCAGTAAAAATAATAATATAAAATTACTAGCAAAATTATATCCATTACGTAAAAAAGATGAAATAGAATGTTTGGCCAGCATGACAACTAAACAAGAAATTAAGAAGTTGTTAGAAGAACACGGCATTACAGAAAAAGATATATTGTGAACCAATTACGAGAAGTTATTGTTAATGCTATAACTAATAATAGTATGGAGCAAAAGGAATATAAATGTCGGTACTGTAATAAAAGTTTTCGTAAAGAAAGCACTTTATCAGCACATATATGTGAACCAAAACGTAGAGCACAACAGGAAAGTGAAGTAAGTGTACAATTGGGTTTGCAAGCTTATTTGCGTTTCTATGAACTGACGCAAGGAAGTGCAAAGTTTAAAAATTACCAAGACTTTTCCGAATCACCATACTATAATGCGTTCGTTAAATTTGGTAGACATATAGTCAACATACGTGCTATTAATGTTAAAGGGTTTATCAACCATGTAATAGAAAGTAATAAAAAATTAGATCACTGGTGCAAAGATAGTATCTATCATGAATTTTTATTTAATCACTTACGTAAAGAAAATGCCCAGGATGCATTAGAGCGTAGTATCAAAACAATGGAAGACTGGGCAGAAAAAAACAACAGCGTATTCGCTCATTACTTTCTTTACGGCAACACTAATCGCATAGTTCAACATATTACAACAGGCCGTATAAGCCCATGGGCGGTATATAACTGTGAGTCGGGCATTGCGATGTTAGATAAATTAAGCCCAGAACAAGTTGAATTAGTTTTTTCTTATATTGACCCGAGTTTTTGGAAACGCAAATTTGTGGACTATTATGCTGATGCAGAATGGGCTAAACAAGTACTTATGGAGGCAGGATTATAATGTATAAATCAAAAATTGATTGGACAAAACCAACAGCACAGTTCTTAGGTAGATTTCAACCATGGCATGAAGGCCACAGAGCCGTCTTTGATGAAATTATGAGAAAAGGAGACATTTCAACGCCCGGGAGTGACCGGACTAGCAGGGCGCAACAATGTTTAATAATGGTTCGCGAGATGCCATTGAACGAGGATAATCCCTTAACTTTTAAAGAAATTAAACAAATAATTAATAATGATTTAAAACTAGATTACCACAACAAATATGACATAATCAACGTGCCCAATATTACAAATGTATTTTGTGTGCGCACTGTTGGGTTTTATGTCGAGCGTATTCATTTGCCTGAAGAATTAGAATCAATCGAATCAACAAAAATTCGGCCCGAAGAGCAACACTTTAACAGGAAATTTTGGGCCGGTAGAGAATGATAATACTAGTAATGGGTTTTCCTGGGGCAGGTAAAACCTATCTAGCTAAGAGATTGAAAGCTAAACTATCATGCGCTTATTATAACGCTGATTACGTAAGACGTTTTTCTAATGATTTTGATTTTTCTCTAAAAGGCAGGCTATTACAAGCAGATCGCATGAGAAAGTTAGCTGTTGCTGAACTTGAGAAAAGCAGTATAGTAATTTGTGACTTTATTTGCCCTACTCGTCGGACACGTGAAATATTTAAGCCAGACATGTTAATTTGGCTTGACACAGTTAAAGAATCATCGTATAATGATACCAATGAAATGTTTGAACCGCCCAAAAAGAGTGAGTGCGATTATATCATCAGAACAAAAAATGGCGAGTATTTTAGCGATGTTATTGCTCATCATATATTAAATGGAGAATCTAATGCCCATAGCAACATATTACATGCCTAAACAACTTGAAGAAACTGTTAAGATTTTAGCCAATGGCCTAGGTGTAAAAATTACGAAAATTAAGGATGAAGGAAATGATATTCGTGTATATTGTGTTAGTTCTCAAAACCTTTTAGATATGTTTAATGAGCTTCGAGTGGGTTTATTGGCACCACAAATAATAGAAAATCCCAATAGGACAACATGATTAATTTACCAGACATTGACATGGATTTTAGCAATCGTTCTCAAATTTTAGAATTGTTAAATGGTACACCCGCGCGGTTAAAGAA